AGAAAACAATGTCAGCAGAAGAAGTGTTTAGGTCTGGTATTCTAAAAGAAAGAACAGACACAGGAAGAATCTACCTAGTCTATATTGACAATGTAATGAATCAAGGACCCTTTGATACTAAGGTTGATCCAATCTATCAAAGCAACTTGTGTTGTGAGATATTATTGCCCACAAAGCCTTTTAAGCGGTTAGATGATGATGAAGGACGTATTGCATTGTGTACACTTGGATCGATCAACTGGGGAGCATTCAGGCACCCTGAGGACATGCGTAGAGCATGTCGTACACTACAACGCAGTCTTTGTAACATCTTAGACTACCAAGATTTTTTATCGATTCAAAGCAAATTAAGTAACGATGAAATCTCACCATTGGGTATCGGTGTGACTAACTTAGCATACTGGCATGCAAAACGTGACTACAAATATGGCGACAAAGATGCTCTACAAGATGTTAAATCTTGGATGGAACATCAAGCATTCTTCTTAACAGAAGCAACAGTAGAGTTAGCAAAGGAAAGAGGCAAGTGTGGTAACAGTGATCAAACATGGTATGGACAAGGAGTTTTTCCTTGGGAGCGTAGAGCAGACGGTGTTAATAAACTAGCAAACTTCAAGCCAGAATGCGATTGGGAAACACTTAGAGCAGAGATGAAAGAGCATGGTGTTAGAAACGCAACTCTAATGGCGATTGCTCCTGTAGAATCATCAAGTGTAGTAATCAATTCAACAAACGGTATTGAAATGCCGATGAGTTTAATCTCTGTTAAAGAAAGTAAAGCAGGGTCATTGACACAAGTAGTGCCAGACTATCATATCAAACGTGTAAGAAATTCTTATCAGTTAATGTGGGAACAAAAAGATTGTGATGCATATTTAAAAACTGCGTCAGTATTAGCGGCATATGTAGATCAAAGTATATCTACTAACACATTCTACAATCCAGCACACTTTAAAGAACAGAAAGTACCAACAACATTGATTGCAAAGAACTTAATGCAGGCACATCATTGGGGACTTAAGACTTTCTATTATTCTTTAATAAATAAAGCAGGAGTCAAAAGACAAGAAGTAGAATTAGCACAAATAGCACAAGCATATGTCAGTGGAGCCGAACTCATGGACGAAGATGATTGTGAATCATGTAAATTATAGGGATTAGATATGAGCAAAGAACAATACGATTTAACAACAAAGACAGATTATTTGAACAATAAAATGTTCTTAGACCCATCTGGTCCAGTAACGATCCAACGATTTGAAGAAGTCAAGTACGACAAGATTGCTAACTTTGAAGCAACAGCAAGAGGCTTCTTTTGGATACCAGAAGAGATTAGTTTAACAAAAGATTCAGGTGACTTCAAAGATGCATCAGATGCTGTCAAGCATATCTTTACTGCTAATTTATTAAGACAGACAGCACTAGATAGTCTACAAGGCAGAGGCCCTGTACAAGTCTTTACTCCTGTTGTGAGTCTACCTGAACTAGAAGCACTAATGTATAATTGGTCATTCTTTGAGACTAATATTCATTCACGTTCTTACAGTCATATCATTAGAAACATCTATAACGTACCTAAAGATATATTCGATACTATCCATGACACAAAAGAAATTGCTGATATGGCATCTTCAGTGTGTGAATACTATGATGCTCTACATGTAATCAACTGTCAAAAAGAAATGGGCAAGAAGATTGATGAAAAAAAACACATCAAAGCAATTTGGATGGCTTTACATGCAAGTTATGCCTTAGAAGCATTACGATTCATGGTATCATTTGCTACATCATTAGCAATGGTAGAGAACAGAATCTTTATGGGTAATGGTAACATCATTTCATTAATCTTACAAGACGAACTACTGCATAAAGGTTGGACAGGTTGGATCATTAACCAAGTTGTAAAAGAAGATGAAAGATTTGCCAAAGCACAAAAAGAATGTGAGCAAGAAGTATATGATATGTATATGGATGTCATCAGAGAAGAAAAAGAATGGGCAGATTACTTGTTTAAGAAAGGGCCAGTAATCGGTCTTAATGCAAACATTCTAAAAGAGTTTGTGGATTATACAGCATTAGAATCACTCAAAGCGATCGGCATCAAATATAACGAGCCTGCTCCAAAAGTAAGTCCTATCCCTTGGTTCAACAAGCATAGCGACACTAGTAAGAAGCAAACAGCATTACAAGAGAACGAATCAACTAATTATGTTATCGGTGTTATGTCAGAATCACTTGATTATGACGATCTACCTGAACTAGCATAATTATTATTTGACCGCCTCTAATCGCATTAAATATAAAGATAAGACAACTAACAAAAAGGAATACTTAAAAAATGAAAAAAATAGTACTAATCGTGGTAGTAGTAGTAGCACTACTTTTAGCATTCGCAGGATGCAATAACAACGTTGGATCAGGATCAGATCCAGTTACATTAGGATTGCAAATAACCAACAAAAGCGATCAATCATTTGATTGTAATCAAACATATGCAGTAGACAAGAAAGATGTTACAACTACTATTGCTGTAGGTGAAACTGTAAACTTACAGTCTAACACACATGACCCTTCAGGAACAGTGACTACATGTTACATTACTCCACCTACATCAGTAGATCAAGCTGATCCAGGCAACGGTAATTTTGCAATTACATATGGTTATTGGGACAATTCAGCACATGTAACATGTGATAATGATTGTAACAAAGGTTATCCTACAGAATCTGTACACTACACAGGTAATAATTGGAAGTATACAGCAGATTTTGCTAAAGCACAATCAGAGCCTTTTAATTCAGTCGTAATTACAACAGGACCTAAAGATTGGGCGGACGAATAATGAAAGCAGTAGTATGGAGTAAAGACAATTGTACATATTGTGACCAAGCAATTAAATTGCTAGACGCACAGGGAATTGAAACAGAAGTAAAGAAAATTGGAGCCGGTTACACACTACAAGATTTATTGGAAGTTGTACCTAATGCTCGTACTGCTCCGCAAATCTTTTTAGATGAAGAATATGTTGGTGGGTTTACTGAATTAAAATCAAAATTAGAGGGATAAGATGAATATAGCAGACGCAAAAAAGAATACAGTTTATACATTTAAACTAAACAGTGGTGAAGAGTTAATCGCAAAGGTACTTGACACAGACAATGATAATTTTATTATTGAACACCCTGTTTCATGTGCTCCTGGCCCTCAAGGCATGGGACTTATCCCAAGCATGTTCACTAACGATCCGCAGTTATCCGTAACACTAAATACTAGTAGCGTTGCACTTTTTGCTGAAACTGAGACATCAATCAGAGACAAGTACAGAGAAGCAACAACAGGTATAACAGTACCAGAGAAATCAATAGTATTAGGATAAAACTACATGGCTAAACTAAGCCGTAAAGATGACAAGAATGATGCAGGCGGTGCTATCAAAAAAGGCGCCGGAACTGTGTTTGCCAATGGCTTAAAAGTAGGCTTACATGTCAGTGAAATAACTCCACACAAACCCTTTTCGCCAAAGAAAAAGCACATACCACACAAGGCAGCCAAAACTACTGAAGGTAGCCCAACAGTATTCGCAGAAGGCGAGCCTGTACTCAGAGTAGGTTCTGGGAACTCATGTGGTCACAAGATCAAAGATGGTAGTCCAGATGTCTTTGTGCCTTAGAGAACTATAATGGCAGATTCAGGAAAACAAAGTCCACTAGGTCAAAACGTATTAGGCGGAATTCTGCAAAATAAATGTTTGCAGATTAATAAACATGCTGAACTCTATATGGGTGCAAGTAAAACGAATGCGTCTTACTATCCTGGAAGACTAGTCAACAACACTGTACTTCGTATGTTGACATGGTCTATTAACTCTGCTTATAACAACTTGTTTATCGGTGGTAACATTTCTAATGCTACCTATAAAAATCTCATATCAATCAGTGGTAACAATAATGAATGCTATGCACTAGGCAACTCAATGCCACCCACATACAAAATAGAAGATCCTTCTGGAGTATGGACAGATAAAGCAAACGAGTATGGATTAGCCACCACCCCACCGTCCGCTAGTAAAGGACCAGCAAACGCAGGATATTCTTCTGAAGGTCTAGTTGATCAGGAACAGAATGCTACATGGTGGGATCCGTACAACGATGTAACTAATACTAATGTCGGCGTGACACAATGGGGATATGTAAGACTTCATGCATTACAAGCATGGAACGAGTTTAACTGGCACGGCAAATCACCAACAACAGACGTTGACTACCAAGATTTTTGTAGTTCTTTCTTACAAGCACAAGGATACATAGAAGGACAGAATGCTCCTATATATGCTTCTGAAGACGCACAGACGTTCGGAGAAGGTTCTTTTAGTAACATGAACGATTTGATCACTGCTGATATTGCAGGGGTAAATTTATCATTACAAAACTTTGGTATTGATTTAGAAAACTTAGGAGGGCTATTTGACCCTAGAAGATTAGACAGATTTGGATTCCCTTCTACATTACTACGTCAACTGTATGAAGGCGGTGGTATCACTGAAGATTTAAACTTATCACTCGCGGCGGCAGGACTTACCGCTAATCAAATTGCTAAGATATCATCAGGTACAGCACAGACTGTAACTATTGGACAAGAAAAGCAAATATATGGTGCGTTCTTATTAGTGTTTGGACAAAACTTAAGAAACTGTATTGCATCATTATCTCCTGCTAGTATATTAAGAGTAGCAGATGATCCAAACAAAGCAGAAGCAACACAACTTAGAACATTAGCAGACTGTTTAGATATACAGCGTTTGTTCCCAAACTCGTGGCCTAGCATGACAGTTCCAGTATATAACAATGAACTGGGCTTGCCAACTAATAGTAAAACATACTACTTGCTATACAATGACGGAAGTGTTTCTACTCTCAGAGGGTCGGTCAATGCTGTCTTAGATAGTACTGCAATCAAAACTAGAATTGGAACTATTGTCTGTGAAGGTCAGCCTCCGATCGCAGATGCAGTTTTAGAAACTCCTGCATCAAGTGTTCCAGAAGGATTTGATTCTTACCTGTCAAACTGTGTACCTAAAACAATAGGACTCACAGCAGGTGCATTTAGATATTCAATGTTAC